GCGATGAACGCTGCGTCGTCGTCTGCCTTGGTCGAGACATCGAGCATCTCTGCCGTCCGACTAATCGACGCACCCTTTTGAGAACCAATCAGAGCGGAGCCGATAATGATTCCGACTTCATTTCCATCTACTGCCATTTTGCTTTCCTCCTGCGTGTTGATCTATCGGTCGAGAACCGTTCTCACCGTTAGAACTCTTCCGTAAAGGTCTTCCGAGTCGGCGATCCGTGGACCGTCAACCGACTGAACCGATACGTTCCAATCGGGAACCGTGAATGGTGCCCGCAATTTCTCGCGAAGGTATTCGGCAATGTATTCGACGTTCGCCGATCCTCCGTCTTCCGTGTCCCAGATAGCAACGTCTTGGTGTACTTCGCGGAATCTTTGACCGGGATCACCGTATCCGAGACGCTCGTCGTGAGTATGAAAGGCTTTCCCGTATTCTCGGGAACGGGAGACGCTCCGAAGACTGCCGGATCTCCCATGAATGTTCCGAGCTTCGCTCCGAGAGTCACATCCCCGCGAAGGTCGTCAATGATTGCTCTGGCGAGGTCGATCAATTAAACAATCCCTTAACCAGCATATTCGTTCCCTTGAGTCGGTTGCGATGTACAGCGGGACGCAAGAACGGTCTCGCCTTGAGTCCTCCGAAAGTTCCTCCGCTCCCTTTCCCTCCGAGTTCCAATGATCTCGCATACTTTGTATTCGCTCCTACGAAGATCTCGACAATGCCGCGATGCAGTTGCGTCCGATGCGAGATCGAGTTGCGGAGCAGTCCGTGAAGAACCCTCGGAGGCTCGCCGGGAAGAGAAGGCTCCAGACCGATCAGTCTCGATCCAGATCTTCGAGTCGGTTGACCGACCGAGAGACTCTCGACGACATCGGATTCGAGCATCATGCCGACGATCTCTCCGTTGCGCTTGAGCTTGACCAACGCTTCGGCGATAACCTTCTTGCCGTTCCAAGTCACCTTAGTATCGAATCCACTCGGGCCACTCATTGCTTGACCTTCGCGACGACTTCGAGATGGTGATTCGTAACCGATGGGTCTCGAACACCGAGAACTTCGTAGACCGTCGAGCCGTGATGAACTTCGTCCTCTCTTTGAATGTCCATGCCTGGGAAGACGTAGATCATTGCAGTCGCTTCGGCGTACTCGGTCGGACCCGCGAGAACCTCGGCAGGGACGGACGAGGAGATGCGAGCAGGAACGGATGCGCCGAAGACCGAAAGGGTCTGCGTCGTTCCTCCCATGTCTCCATAAGAGATCGTCAACCGCTTGAGATCGACTGCCGTGTTTAGAAGGTCTTGGATGCTCACCAGTTCGGTCTCCGGTACGGAGCGAGAAGACCTCTCGCTGCGGGAGGAATGATCTCGCTTGCTTCACCCGGAGCGAACGTGCCCGAGTAGTCTCCGATGCTCTCCGAAAGAATGCCGCTTCCCTTGCCTGTCGAGATCGACGCTGCCGTTATGAGAATCGCTCGCTTGATCCGCTCGGGAGCAGGAGCAAGACCCGCATGGACGCGAATCCAATCGATGTCGATTGCGGGAAGCGTCTCCGCTGCAATCGAAGTTCCTACGTCAATCGGTGCCCAGAGTTGAATGCGGAAGTCCGTGATCGTGTCGTCGATCCAGCGACGAAGAGTCTGCGTCGGTTGAACGAGTCCCTGGATCTCCTCGAATCCTTTGCCCTCCGTGTCGCGAGTCATGTCGAGAGTCAGGATCGACATCGGATCAGCAGCGGAAGAGGTCACGCGAAAAGGTTTCGCGAATCGAGCAGAGCGAGCTTCGGAATAGAACGAATCGGAACCGCTTGCTTTCCATTCGACGAGAACTTCCCAGTCGTTCAGCGTCGGAGTATTCGTCAACCCGAGACGCATGGTTACGAACGGAAGTCCGCTTCCCGAGAGCGTTAGAGAACCGGGAGAGTGAAGCCATTCGTGACGGTCGGTCTGCGTCCATCGCATCCGAGTCGTCGTGCCTTCTGCAAGATTCGAGGTCGCAACGTCGGAGTTATCTTTGCTCGTCCATCCCTGGAGACTGAAACTCCCGTCGTTCTTGAAGTCGTAGACGGTTGCTGCGTCCGTTCCTGCCCATCCGGTTCGGTATTCGAGAACGTATTCTTGACCTTGCTCGAACGTGTAGAGTCCTCCGTTCGTGTCGTGACTTCCTGCTGCCCATCCTTGGAAGATCGGATTCTTCCCGATGGTCGTGACGGTCGTTCCGCTTACGGTGTAGATGTTATCGATCCCCGAGATCGGTCCTCCCGAGACTTCGAGCCATTGCTTGTCGCGGACTGGCTTGAATCTCTCGACGACGGAATGCTCGAAGAGCGGAAGTCTTCCCGATGCCGGATCGGCGATTTCAAGATGAGAAGCAACGACCGCTTCAGCAGTCGAGATCAATGCTGCCGCACCGTTCGGAGCCGCAGAGAGACGCATATGCGTTGTCAGTTCTGAAGTCGTCACCAAGCTCATCGTCGCTTAACCTCTTCCGCTCTCATCATCTTCGCGTCTCTTGGAAAGGTCGTGTATGGATCGTCCTCGAACTTATCTGCCGTCGGACATTCGCAGTCTTCGCAATGAACTCCGTGAAGCGTGCAGATGAATCCCTCGCAGCAAGGACAACGAACCCAGATCGGAATCTCGGATTCCGTGTCGTCAATGCTGGAAGGGTTGTTGCTCATGCTGACCTGTCGTAAGAGAAGACCGAGATTGAGGTTGCATCAGACTCGACCGTATAAAAACCGGGAAGACGAGCAGAAAGTTCTGTTACCAATCCAGTTGCATCAGACAGACCCGAAGTCGATATTGAAAAGAAGTCTGTCGATGCGTTTGTAACAACTGCAACGTCCAAAGAAAACGATCCAGACAAGACACTGCTAAGACAGACAAAGGAGATTAAAACAGAATTACTTACATTGGAATATTCCGGCATCTGCGAGAAGTCGATCATGAAGAAACCTCCAACAATATCTGACAATGCCAACCCGAAGTAGAAATTGCTGTACTTTGAGTGCTTACTGGGTTGCTGATTGCGATCACACGCCCCCAGTCTTCTACCATTGTTTCGTTTATCGTCTGCGTGAAAACATAATTTGAAAGCCGCTCGTTTCCGACTGGGGTTGACGGAATCACTAAAGGATCTCCCAGCGCAAGCGCAGCATTGGTTTGCGTGGTGTCTTTAGTCATCGCTTGAAAGCTAAGCGCACTAGACCCGTCTGCCCATTGATTGCTCCCAAGGCCAAAAGGGTTTGAACAAGACAAAGACTTGACTGTAACGTGACCACCGGGAATCGGTCTCGCCGGGTACGGACTCCACCCGATTTGGGCATTACACGGAAAATCGTTCGTATTGGTATTTATGGTATACACCGAACCCCAACACGCAGCGGAAGCACCAGTACCACCATCGGGCCATGCTGATGTCGAATAGTATGTCCAACTGATTCGGACGATACTTTTGTGTCCGAACGTACTTCCAAACGTCGCCATCGCGACGGACGGAACGAGCATCCCAAGAGCGCAGAAGATTGCTGCGAGCTTTCGTAGTGTCTTCATCATCATCTCCTCTCGGTGACTGAGACGACTACCGTGTCGGTCGTCGTTGTCGGATCGGTTGTCGTTTCGATCCAGTATCGTCCGGTCACGGCATGGAAGCAGTCGCCGCTTGCGAAAGTGAGAACGCTCGAAGAAGCAGCAGACGGTTGCATTGAACCGTTCAGCGTCTCGGCATTGATGACCCGATAGATCGTCGCTTTCGCATCCGAGTCGGTGTTCGATGCCGTGTCTGAGTTGAAGCAGAGATCGGCATTCCGAACTGCGAAGACTGCCGAATTTCCTGTGTACGCACTTGCTCCTCCCGAGTCTCCCCAGGCGAAGAAGCAAGTGCTCCCGGTTCGCAGTCGGCAGGCATTCGATGACCCTGCGACTGCATCCTTGGTGAGTCCGTTCGCTCCTGGGTTCGCAGACGCAGGCATCGCGAAGAGCGTTGCGAGAATCGCCAGGGATAGAAGTCGTTTGGTCATTTCTTGTTTCTCCCAGGAAACGGAGCAGAGACCGAAGTCCCTGCCCCGAGTCCTCATTGGTTATTCGAGACCAGCAGCGAGAGTGTGACCGCGAGAGATCACGCCTCCGAACTTGTACTCGAAGTCAAAGCGGATCGAGACGGTGAGTTCAATTCGCCGTCGTCGAGGATTCCACTCCGTCTCCGAAGTCACATCGCGCTGAACACCGAAGACGAGATTGTCTCGCGGCGTCATGTAGATCTTGTCAGCATCGAGATGCCGATCTACAACGATGGGAACTCCGAAGTACCGAAGACCGGAAGCGCCACCCGAAAGGGTTGCGTCTCCGAGTGCGGTTGCGCGGTCACCGAGTACATCCATGTACGCAGTTGCGAACCCAGGCGATGCAAAGATCGTCTGACCCGAGAGTGCGCGATACTGGGAAGGCATTCCCGAGTAGAGCGCATTCAAGGCTGCGAGTGCGTCGGTATGCGATGTCATATCGACATCGTTCTCCCCGGCAACCACATTCGTGTTATCCGCAGCGGCAAGAGTCTCGAAGCCGCTATTGATGGCGAGGAAACCCGGAGTTGTTCCGTCGCCGCTCCATGCGAGATCGTTCAGTTCCTCGCCGATTGCTTTGGCGACAACGTTCGCGATCTGCTGCTCGGCATTCCCTCCTGCAATGTTGTCTTCGAGGAAGGTCAGACTGATGTCTTCAGCCCAGATCGCTTCCGTCGTTGTCAACGTGCGAGTCGAGAACGAGATCCCGTCCGTATCGAGAGTCGCGTTGTCTGCCTCGGTCGCAAGAATGAGCTTCCGAGAACCGACTGCGATGCGGTCGAGATCTGCCGTCGGACCAGACATCATACGCTTCTCGATGACTCCGAGAGTCGGCTGATCTCCGACAACGTAGTCAAGGAACGAGGTCGCTTGCTCTGCGGTCATCTTGCCACCACCGGAGACCTTCGCGACGTTGATCGCTCGCGTCTCGCTCCCCAGGAACGAGCGTTCGAGTTCGTCGATGTCGTTGATGAATGCACCCTTGAAGACGTTCTCCGTCTTGTCGGTAGCAGCAGGCAAGAGACCATCTCTCGCTTGGGCAAGTCGAACTTGCTCTTTCAATTCTTCGAGCTTTTCGGTCGAACGAGTCTCTGCTTCGCAGAGTTGCTTCTCCAGATCGGCAACCTTCTCGTCGCTTGCTCCGGTTCCGCGCTCTTCGAGAGAAGCGAGCCTCTCTTGAAGAGGCTTGACCGCTTCTTCGTTGAACTGTCGGACCTCGGTCTTTAGTTCGTCGATTACTTTTTCGAGTTCCATATCAGGAACCTCCTTCCAAGATCGAACGCAATTCGCGCCGGAATCTCTCCAGCGTAAGCGCGTCCTTTGTTTCCGTTCTCAAGCATTCGGAATCTGCGTCATCGGACGGAGAATGCTCGGAGAAGACGGGAAGTCTGAACGACCGCATGAGTGCAATCGCATGAGGGTTCGCGGGAACGGGAACGAGAGAGACCTCGATCAGTTCCGTGCGTTCGTATACCGGGACTTCGCGAGTCCCGATGCTGCGTGAAGTGATCGCATTCGCATCGGGAA